TTATTTGTTTTCGGAATTACATTCCGGCAAACCGGTAATACTGGTTAGCAGTGATAATATTCCGGCCAGCATGGATGTGGAAATTACTAATTTCGTATCTATCTGCCCAAGTACAGTTACGGTTCCAATTGTTGCTATGGCGGTCTGCGCGACAGTCTTTATTGCCCTGATACCGGCACATTTAGCCCATTTTTTCCAATCTTTTGCTTTCATGTTACCATCCTTTCTTTTCAGGGCTGATTAATCCGTTTATCATTAGAGCGATTCGATTATTATCCATACAGTTCAGCAATTCGTGATACGCCTACATAAATTTCGGAAATTTTATACCATGTAGTATAATCGACTGTTCCGGTCTGTGGCAGCCCGAATACTTTCTGGAATGTACGGACTGATTCTGCAGTTGCAGGTCCGTAAATCCCGTCAGCAGTAATTTTCGGAATAGCAGGATAAGCACCTGCTATGACATTTAATTGTTCCTGCATCTGCAAAACTTTATTGCCGGAAGAACCAATTTCCAGAGTATAGCCAGGCCAGGAGGATGGGATGCCGGAGATGGCTTCGGCGGTGTTAATGTACATGTCGTCACCGTAGTAGTAACGGAGAATTTCGATAGGGGAATAGCCCTGGTCGCCTAAGGATTTGGATCCCCATTGGGTCAACCAAATTGTCATAACCTATAAAGTACCCGCAAACCCTTGATTTTACTGGGCTTGCGGGTATTTTACCTGTATAGGAAAAAGTAGATTTTAAGAGAATCGTTCTTGCGATCGTAGATAATTTTGTCAATGATCTGCTTCAGAGCTTCGTTCTTTTGAATGTATGTATAATTGTTGGAGATGAGAATATCGTACACACTCCGGACCTTCTGCAGCATGGCATCCGCTGGATCCTGATCAGATTTATGCGTTGCCTTTTTCAATTCCTTTAATTGTTGTTCTAAGGATTCCCGTTCTTTCTGAATGATAGCTTTATTCGCTTTATATTCTTCCAGTGTATCAATCCCTTCCCTGTAGGAAGCCTTTATTCGTTCCTCTTTGCTAGATAAACTGTTTAAGCGATCTCTTATAATACTTCGTTCGTCAACGGCTTCTGCGGGCTGATAATCGTGCAATTCATAAGAAATATTTCCTGTGTCCAACACTTCTTTGATGCCGGCCAGAACTTCCTTCTCAAGGACCAGTGAGCTGATGCCGTTCGGCTTTTTACATTTACCTTTACTGTATCCGTAGCAGGAGAAGTAAGAATATTTTTCCCCATTGACTCGTTTCATAGTGGTTGAGGTTAAGGTGCGTCCGCAATCCGGGCATTTCAGCAGTCCGGAGAGCCAGTGCTTATAAGTAGAAGAGGGGCGTTTGCCGACCGGCTTGTAGGTGGCTTTAAATCGTTTCTGCGCTGATTCAAAGAGTTCTTTTGATATGATAGCCGGCTGTTGCCCTTCTGTAACAATCCATTCGTCCTTATCTTTGATACGATTGGTGCTGTTCTCTGTCCGGTTCCACCGGATCATGCCACAATAGGAAGGATTCTGGATGATGTATTCGACAGATCTTCGCTCAAATGGCTTTCCGTGCGAAGTCTTGAGTCCTAAAGAATTTAGGTATCTGGCGATATCAAAGAAGCTCATGCCTTCATTTGTGTATTTTTCGAATATAGTTCGAACAATCTTTGCTTCTTCCGGAACAATCACTGGCGGCTTACCATGCTCCACAACTTTGTAGCCGAGTGGCGGACGCGCCTGGTATGCTCCGCGGAGTGCATTTTCTTTCATTCCTCTATATACTTCGCCAGATAACCGGATAGAGTAGTATTCGTCCATCCATTCGATGATACGCTCGATCAGGCTGCCAAAGGGATCATCGGAGAGTGGTTCAGATACACTCACGACATCTACATTGTGCTGTTTTTTTAAAAGAGACTTGTATACGATGGATTCTTCCTGATTCCGGGCAAATCGTGAAAACTTCCATACCAGAATCTGATCAACCGGATGATCATCACCTTTGGCCAGTCCGATCATCTCCTGGAAGCCGGGACGCTTGTTGGCTTTCCTTCCGGAGATACCTAGGTCCGTGAAGATATTAATGATTACAATATTGTTCTTGGCTGCATAGTCCCGGAGGAGATGCTCCTGGGAGTCCGGGGAAATTTCTTCTTGATCGTGAGTGGATACCCGGATGTAGCCGTATGCATATTTTACGCTCATTGTATCACCTTCCTGTAATTATATGTGCGACGTCGCACAAAAATGGGTATAAAAATAACACCTATACGGTGCCGGATTTTTGTGATACAATATTCTTGTTGAGGGAGTACTGTATCGAGCGAATCCTTCGCCGTATATATTACTCGGGATTTTCCCTGGTGTTTGGTAGACACCGGGGATTTTTTATTATTATCTATATTGTTTATTTAATTTAAGCATAACCTTTCCACCAGATATGCCGTCGTAGACAAACCAATCTTTCTGGCTGTTAGTTTTACTGGCTGGTGCGACGCCAACAAGGGCATTATAGCGAGTATAGAGACCTCCATAAAAGTTCTGTGAACTTGATTCTATAGAAGAATCTTGCATTTGCGCATATAAATTCAATTGCCTTACAAGAGTATCAGCAAAATCAAGAGCAAGGGATGGATCAGTAGAATCATCAACAACTGCAGTTATAGTTATTGTATCATCTTTTACTCCGATATAATAATCTTGAACATAGGTGTAATCTGGATCAAGCGGTAAGTTCGCTTTTAAATCAGATATACATTTGTCCATATTTAACGAAGATGCTGTTTGTGTATCTGGTATAGAAGAAGTAGAATTGTTTCCTTGATCAGATGCGTCACTTTCGGATGAATTTGCTTTATCTGAAGAATCTTCAGCGGTAGCTTCATCAGCTTTTTTATCAGATTTTACTGTTTCTTCTTTTTTCGTGTCGGACTTAGAACTTGAAGAATCAGATCCAGATCCTCCACAAGCAGATAATGACAATGCCATAGATGATGCCAGTAATAGTGCTACAAATTTCTTTTTCATATGTTTTTCCCCTTCGTTTTATTTGTTCCAAAATGTTTCGCTTTTTTCAGAGATTATTTATTCAATCAGATATCTCCGCCATACAAATACTATCGTATCAAGAGGGCAGTGTATTTATAGTTAGAGATACTGGATGAATCGTTATTATATTTTCTTAAATATCATCAAGTTAGGGATAAAATAAATTGTGTAGTTATCTACAGTTTTGCACTCCCCATACTTATCGCGATAACAGTTAATGCATTCTTCCAGATATTCATCCGTAACATCCAGATAGTCTGCAATTTCATATTTATCTTTACAACCGTGTTCATAGGCTCTGATCAGACCGAGTAGTCCGATACTGCGGTTGTATCCCCAGAGCCTTGCCTGCCGTTCCTGTTTTCGATTACCGGTATATTCCATGTCGATAATATTACCAACAGAAGTATAATGATGACCGAGTTCTTCTGCCAGAACGCAGGCTTTTTCCGTGGTTGTATCTATATTATCTTTGATAGCAATGGTACCATCACAATATAATCCCTTTATTTTTTTACTTTTAAAAGGATAATCAATAACATCTATACCGTCTTTGCAGGCTTCTTCCTGTAGCTTCTCATATGTATTCATACAAACACCCCCCGCTCGAGTATATCAGATAAGCTGTCCTATAAATTATTTAACTCGTTTATTCTTTACGAATTCAGCAAACTGACGGATTTCATCTAATTCAGATTCTGTGTATTCATCACCATCGAAATGAGCTGCAAGAGTAGTTGGTTCATCGTGTTCATCGTCTGCCAAATAATCAATAGTGCATCCAAGATAAGAGGAAAGCTTTTTTAACGTGGAAAGTTTTACATTGTCAGTTCCTTTTGTGTAAAACCCCGCTATGGTTGTATATGGAATTCCCGATTCTTTGGATAAGACGGATTTATTTATTCCCTTTTCAGCCATTAAGGCATCTAATTTATCAGTAAATGACATATCGTGTACCTCCTGTTACTTCTAATTATACATATAAAATAGACTTTGTAAAGTAAAAAATTACCCCGCAAAGTAAAAAAATACAATTTAGAGATTGACAAATTACCCTATAACGTTTATATTATAATCACAAACTACCCCACGGGGTAAAAATGAGAGGAGAGTGAAAATGTTTTCAAATTTAAATGCAGAAATGGGAAGAGCGAAATTGTCTATTAAAAGCTTATCTGAACTGACAGGAATAAATTATGAAACTTTGAAATTGAAGTTCAGAGGGGTAACAGAATTTAAGTTGTGTGAAATGGTAGAAATCAAGCGAAAAGCATTTCCAGACAAAACATTAGATTACTTATTTGCGACCGACGATGAAATGCCAAAGGCGCATTTATCCGTAAAGAAGATTGCAGACGGGTATGCAGAATGTGATGTGCGTCTTACGGCAGGACACAAAAAATAAGTGCCCTGCAAAGAAGTTACTTTTTATCAAACAATCGCTGATATGCAGTCTCGACCATATCTTGCCAAGATGTGAATTCAGAATTATTTTGAATTGCATTATCGAAGTATGCATCATCTTGTAGCTTGTCGAGATCGGTCTGAGATGTAATGTCACAGCCAATCATTTCACAAAAATCTGTGAAATTAGATGCTTTGGTGAATTCAGATATAAAAGAGTCCGGGAATATTTCATAAACATTGGAATCGGATGTGTAATCGAGGCGTTTTTGTATATCCCCAGAATAATCACCAACAGCTAAACGTATTTGTGTCATGTGAAAATCTCCTTTCTTATAAAACTTAGGTATTGCAGTACCTTGTAAAAGGAGTATAGGTCGGCGTGAGATAAAAAGCAATGGATAATTTCAAAAAGATACTATAAGGAGGATGCATGAACGAACTTGTATATCTGAAAAATGATGAAGCTGTATGTAGCAGTTTGCTGGTGGCTGAGAAGTTTGAGAAGAGACATGCAGATGTTATGCGAGCTATTGATAACCTTGTTGAAAATGACTCAACGCAAAATTGCGTTCAGTGCTTTAAGAGAGGAACGTACAAAGACAGTACTGGCAAATCAAACAAAATGTATGTAATGAACAGAGATGGATTTACATTCCTTGTTATGGGATTCACTGGAAAGAAAGCTAATGAATGGAAGTGGCAGTACATAAAAGCTTTTAATCAAATGGAGAAATTCATCAGAGAGAAACAGACTAAGATTTGGATTGAAACCAGAAAAGCTGGCAAGCTGACCCGTAAGGCGGAGACAGACACTATCAAGAATCTTGTTGAGTACGCGAAAGCGCAAGGTAGCCAACATGCGGATAAGTTGTATATGACCTATTCAAAACTCGCGAACAAAATGGCTGGAGTCTCAAAGAGAGATGAAGCTACAGTAATGCAACTTAATAACCTGTCTCTTATGGAGCATATCATTTTGTGTGTGATTGATTCTGGGATTGTTGCCGGAAAGCATTACAAAGAAATCTACCAGGATTGCAAGAAGAGGCTGGAGACAGTAAAGGATTTAGCATACTTAGAACAGAGTGCATAGGAGGATAAGAAATGCAAAAAATTAAATGTTTTGATTATTGTGGAGATAAAAATGCTTTTATTCCATTATTAGGATTTGCCCTTTCCGACATTTCGGAAACATTAGACGAAGAAGAGAAGGAAATAATTACTCTTGTATTTACTAATGATCATCATGTGGCAATCGATATCAGTGTACAAGATGGAAGGGTTATGATTAGTGAACCTTATGCCGTCAAAGAAGATTTGACGGCTATTACAGATGAAGAAGCGGCGGTGTGATGATATGAAAGATTTAAAGCTTCAACTTATTCAACGAGGGGCGCCATCGGTATATGCCTGTGAGGGGGGCAAAACAAAGAAGTTCCTTTTCTCTTACATACCAGAACAAGATGCGATAGTTCTGAACAAAAAGCATAAGAACTATGAACACTACAAGGATCTGCTTCTTATATATTTGCAATTTAACGACTCGCAGAAAAAGGAGTTCTTACCAATGCCAAGAAGTATGGGAATGACGTTCTTTGATTCGATTAATAAGGTATTAAGGATGCGGAAGAAGGTTTTAAGAACTTAGATGCAACAAGTACAAACCGTACCACATAACTTATAGAAGAGGTGATGCAGTTTGAAACATATAAACATCGTGATTATCGATGGAGTAGAGAGAGACATGGCTACATTATCTGCAGAAGAACGAGTAAAGATCGTGAATGAGTTGAATCGTGTAGCTGTTGGATATCTGGGATACCAAAAAGAGAAAACCGCTTAGGCGGTAGGGGAGGTGGACAAGCAGTATGAACTTAAAACCAGAAACACCACTGATTAAAAAGCTTGAGATCAAGCGTCTGGAAGATGAATGCGAAAATTTAAGACTGTGGCGCTGGAGATTAACTATTGCGATAGAGCTGATACTGATCACGGTATTAGGAGCGTGTGTGATCAACTTTTATGCAATCAGGTGAAGGAGGTGAGGACATTGCAAGAAATTAAAAAGAGCGCTCACGATAGCCCGGCAAGGCAAGGAGCACTCTGGAAATTAGTCAACTATATTATATGAGAAGAAAGGAAATTAGTCAAATGATTAAAGCAACATCACAGTCCGTTTGCAGCGGAATAACGGGATGTCAGGTAGAACTACTTGGATCAGGAGCAGAACTGATAAAGGAATATAAAGGAGTTACAGTAGCAATGTATAGATCGCTTCGTGGACATATGCCAGAAGAACTGGCAAAAGAAGTTCTGGTAAGTATTACAAAGGAAGCCATTAAGCAGGCGGAGGCGAAAAGATGAAGACGCTGAAAATTACAACGGATAATAAGATTTCGATCATTGATCTGGATTTTGATCATGAAAGCTTGAGAGAAGAAGTTGGCGGATATGTAGAGTTGGTGAGAACTCAGAAATTACGGGATTATTTCAAAACCAAAGTAGTCATGATCGTTGATGAAGAAGGTCTTGTGAAGAATCTTCCGATGAATCCGATGGGATGCTATTTTTACGACACGGACAAACATGGAAATCCTATTGTAGGAGATGTGATCTTAGGTCTGCTGGTTGGATTCGATATGCATGTTACCGGGGTAGGTGATCGGGATGCAGAGCAGTGGACGGAGAAGATGTTGAAAGATTTTCCTGTATTGCAGAAGGAGAACATAGTAAATGAGTAGAAGAAAGAAGAAGGCGAAACCGGATAACCGATGCTGCGAGAATTGTGTGAACTGTCTGCCGCTAGGAGATGGTGATCATATTTGCAACATGGATCCAAGCAAAGTAGTTTTGGAAGAATACAGCTTTTCTGCGGATTACTTTTGGTGCGGCGGCAGCCTTTGGGCGGAGGAGTAGAGATGGAAAGCATTCCAGGATACGACGATTGGAAGACAACTCCGCCAGATGATCCAGAACCTGCCTCGGTTTGTGATTGCTGTGGCAAGTACTTATGGGAAGGTGAGCCGATATATTTAGATATAAATGGTGAAAATCTGTGCGAGGTTTGTTTGAACAAGATGTACAGGAGGATATTGTGATGTGGAAAGTAGAAATAGTAAGGGTTTATAAGTCCAGTAATTTACTGTACGAGCATGAAGATAAAGTGATTTTCGAGGTAAACAGTTTGGAAGAGGCAAGTGAGATTACTTCGATGTTTGATAAGTATGCTGTTGGAGAATATAAATATTCGATCACGCGTAAAAAAGAAAACAAAGAAGGTGAAGAGTAGATGGCGCTTAAAAGTTATGAAGAATTGATAAAGGTTGATGTAAGGCAGTATTGTGAAGAAAGAGATGGCTTTACATATCTGAACTGGGCGAAATGTATTGAATTGCTGAGACAGAACGGTGCTACCGAAGTGTATTGGGAGCCAATCCCTGATCCGCAGACCGGAAGCAGTCTCAGAAAAACAGACATCGAGTTCAAGGACAAAAATAACAATACGAATCGTTGTTATGAAACACGGATCAAGGTCGTTATCGATGATAAGGAATATGAGATGCAGACCCCAGTGATGAACGGGGCGAATCCGGTAAAAGACAATTCTATGAGTCAGCAGAGAGTATGGAACAGCATGTGCAGAGCATTTGTGAAGTGTGTGGCTATTCATACCGGGCTTGGATTTAACTTATGGCTGAAAGAAGAATACAACAAGCTGGAAGCAAAGATTCCTGGAACAGGAGAGAACCTTGCATCAGAAGCAAAGAAGAAAACACTCAAAACGCAGTGTACGGCGCACGGCATTGATTTGGATGCTTGGGTATGTGGAAACGGAAAGACAGTGGATACACTTACGGAAACAGAGTGCGCCAAGATGTTGAATGCGATCAAGAAAAAGTACGGTGATGATTGATGAATTTTACAGGAAAACTCGAAGGCTTGAAGATGGACTATGCTACTGAAAAGCAGAGCATCTCTGTAGAAGTGAATGAGGATGCCAGAGATGCATTCCAGGAACTGAAAGATTGTGAGAAGCTTGATATTCAGATTAAGAAACATCGAGAAAAGAGAAGCTTAGATGCGAATGCTTATTACTGGGTATTGATTACGAAGTTCGCTAAAAAGCTTGAATTGAGTAATCCGGAAACGCACAACATGTGTCTTATAAGATATGGATATCCGGTAATATTATCCGGGAAATCGGCATTTACAACGATTCCAGACACGGAAGAAGCAGAGAATAAAGTGAAAAATTCTACAGAATATCACCTGCAGCCCACCTCACAAGTGAGAGAAGGAGTTGACGGTGTGATGTACCGGACATACAGACTCCTCAGAGGAAGCCGAACCTATAATACCGAGGAAATGTCCAGGCTGATATCGGGGCTGATCACAATGTGTAAGGAGGCACAGATCCCGGATAGAGAAATCGCCACACCAGAAGAAAAGAGACTCCTGAAAGAAAGGTATGGTGTGGATGTCTAAGAAATTGTGGAGCGTGTTCACAGATGATATGGATCATTGTTATTTTACCGGCACGCCATATTGCCATCGGCATCATATATTTTACGGCCCGTATAGATCAATGTCTGAAAAATACGGGTTCGTAATACCAATAGCTTACTACTTACATGAGAATTATCCGGACAGTGTTCATCAGAATCCGAATAAGGGCATTGATCTGGAACTGAAGCAAATGGCTCAGAAGTATTTCGAGGAACATTACGGGACAATGGAAGAGTTTAGAGAGATCTTCGGGAAAAGCAGATTGTAACTTATTAACATAGATTCCCTGGCATTGTAACCAAGAAATGTAACGCATAAGCACTCACCCAGCGTTATTTATTGCACAAGATGTTGTATCACGGCCAGAGAGCCAGGCTCTGGCGGAAAGGAGCAGCATGGAAGGACAGATAGAATTAGAGGATTATCTCCGGTCATTGAACTGTGAGGGATTTGACATTTGTGATTATATTCCGAAAGGACGAGCCAGTGCGGTCACAAGATATGAACTGTGTATGAAGACTGGTTTCAGAGATCGTCAAGTAAGAGATTTGATTCATTATGCAAGGCGTGACGGATCTATCTTGAATCTATCGGATGGAAAAGGATATTTCAGACCTGATCTGGATGATCCAGTGGAAAGAGGAATGCTTGCAGCATATGTCAGGCAGGAGGAAAGCAGAAGAGATTCGATAGATTGGTCTCTGAATGGAGCTATAAAAGATTGTAAAGAAAACGGCATTGATTGGAGGACATAATAAATGAATTCAAACCAGAAGGGAAAGAAAGGTGAGCTTGAGCTTGCTGCAATACTCAAAAGCTATGGATATGAGGACAGCCGGAGAGGTCAACAGTATTGCGGATCTAATGGTGACGCAGATGTAGTTGGTCTTCCGGGAATTCATATTGAATGCAAGAGAGTAGAAAAGCTGAATATCTATGATGCCGTGGAACAGTCAAAGAATGATGCAAGAACAGGTGAAATGCCGGTTGTTATGCATCGGAAGAATAGAAAAGGGTGGCTGGTTACTATGCCACTGGATGATTGGATGAAGCTGTATGAACGGTAATTATATTAAAGTCAGTCGGTCATTGCTGGACTGGTGCTGGTATCACGATGTTAATACCTGCCGGTTGTTTATACATATGTTACTCCGGGTGAACTGGAAAAAAGGTTACTTTGGAGAGGAAGTAATTGAAAGAGGAAGCTTTGTTTCTTCGATATCTAAGTTATCTGCAGAGACTGGATTGAGTGAAAGAGAGGTTCGCACAGCACTGGAACACCTTAAGAAGACAGGCGAAGTGACATGCAACCGACACGCAAAATATAGCGTATATACAGTGGTTAATTACTGTAAGTACCAATCGAGTGACAGGCAAAATGACACAGAGAACGACATGGAAAACGACACACGAAGTGACACGTCTGTTGACAATCTATCGACAGGCAATCGACACGCAATAGAAGAAAAGAAAGAAGGAAAGAATAAAAGAATTAATAATACAGGGCGGTTTGAACCGCCGGATGTGGAAACGGTCCGAGCGTATTGCCAGGAACGTGGGAACAAAGTAGATCCGCAAGCCTTTGTTGATTTTTATGAATCCAAAGGCTGGATGGTAGGGAAAAACAAAATGAAGAACTGGAAAGCAGCAGTGCGTACCTGGGAGAAAGAAGACCAGAGGAGAAGCCAGACAAGGAAGGAAGAGACCGCCAAACGTGGCAGCACTGGGTTTAACAATTTCACTGGCCGTGATTATGACATGGACCAGATGGAAAGAGCGCTTTTAGGAATTCCGGGAGGTGGAAATCATGCGGATTAAGCAGATCAATCCAAGAGGATGGTATGACATTCCGGGATATGACGGGAAGTACCAGATCAATTATTTCGGCAATGTTCGCAGGGCACTGAAACGTGGGTACAAAGCATTGCACCCATATATCAAGACTGCAAATGGTCGCAGGGTTGTGAAATTGAACTGCAAGGAACAGGTTGTCATGAAACTGATGCAGATCACATTTATCGGTGAATTGCCTCCGGGAATGGTAACTTATCACAAGAACGGGATTATCACAGACGATGCATTGAATAACATCGGAATCATTACCAGAAGTGAACTTGGTAGGTTAACTGGAAGAGGCAACGGTTGTGAAACTTCGGTCGTGAAGATCAGCGAAGAAGGACAGATCGTTGATTTCTACAGATCGGTAAGAGAAGCCGGCAGGAAGAACCATATGTCATATCAAACGATTTTGGACCGGATCAACGGGAAGGTGAAAAGCTTATATGCGCCGGATGGCTATGTGTACTGCAAGGATAATGCCAGAGAAATCAATAAGGCGGTTCGGAGGATAGAGCTGGACAACAGAGAAGAATGCAGTGTTGATTTTATACCGGCACCGGAAATAGTATTTGATTTTTAGCATAACGAAAGGAGACGGAGCTCCGGCCGGAGTGATGATGCATCGGCTCCTTTTGAAAAGATGAAAAACGGAGTAAGTAAAGTTTATACAGACAGACCGGATTATGCAGATTTTGATTCACCGGCAAAATTTGAGGCAATCAAGAGTATTATCGCGAAGAGATTAATAGAACATCCGGATGCCATATGCTCATATTCGGGCGGATCAGACAGTGATATCATGCTTGACCTGATTGAACGGACCAGAGCAATGTTCGAGTTACCGCCAATCAAATATGTATTTTTTAATACAGGATTGGAAATGAAAGCAACAAGAGATCATGTGAAGTATGTTGCAAAAAAGTATGGAGTGGAAATTGAAGAGAGAAGACCAGAGATCAACATCGTCCGGGCAACCAGAAAATATGGAATTCCATTCGTATCGAAAATTATGTCAGGAGGTTTGTCCGAATGGCAAAAGAAAAGAGTCCCTTTATCTATAGCAGATGAATATGATCAGGCAGAAGATAAGGCGGCGAAAAGAAAAGAATTAAAAGAAAGATATCCTAAATGTGAGAGTCTGATTAATTTTCTTTGCTGCTGTAATTCGGTTGGGGAACCAAGACCAAACATTCAGCTCGTAATCAATTCATCAAAATACATGCGGGATTTCATCAAGGAATATCCGCCAGAATTTATGATAAGTGCGAGTTGCTGTTATTACTGCAAAAAGCAAATCGCGCATAAAGTTCAGAAAGATTACGACATGGTTATAACTGGAGAACGAAGAGATGAAGGCGGAATGAGATCGGTTCCTAGAAAAGATAATACGGCTCTTTGTTTCACAGAAACGGCGGATGGACATTATCGGCTAAGACCGCTCTATTATGTATCTGATAAAGATAAAGCATGGTACAAAGAGTATTACAAAATAAAATATTCGGATGCATATGAAGTATATGGATTGACCAGAACAGGATGCTGCGGATGTCCAATATCATATAAGGCAGTAGAAGATCTTGAAAAGATTCGAAAGTATGAGCCGAATGTAGTAAAGGCAGCATGGAATATCTTCGGAAAGAGTTATGAGTATCGAATGAAATACAACGAATACAAAAAGAAACGAATGGAAGAAGAAAAAAGAAAAGCTGAAAATATTGAGGGACAAATGACGATATTTGATTTTCCGGAACTGATTCCGGAGGAAGGAGAAAACGATGGCGATAATACATAATGTCCGTGGCGGGACGGTTGGCTTAAATGAAGAAGAACGGTTGATGATCGCAAGGCTACTGGTGAAGGCGGGATATACGGTTAAGATCGGATACAGGACGATTCCAGGGAATGCGAAGGGGAAGAAAGAATATATAGTTGAATACTGGGAGGAGAAAGAAAAGAAGATAGAAATGTAGAATGGTGTCGAACCTTGACAATTGAATATTGATGGTTGGAGTGGTATAATTTCCATATCAAATAGGCGGGAGGAAATACTATGCAAAAGAGGGAATGGTACAATTTCATTAATGACCAATTAAATGAAAAATTCACATTAATTGAAGAAATAGATAAAGAATTATTAAATCTTCAAAATATGAATTACGATTTTGCTGCATCTGGAAAAATAGAAGGAGAATCTATACGAATACAAGTAGATGATGAAAATTTCGATGATGACATAGTTATCGACAGAAAAGAAGTGTATCTGCAATGCGTATCAAATGATTTGACACCGGAAGAGGCAATAAAGAAAATCATTGAAATGAAAATTAAAGAGAAATAGAAAGAAATTATTCTTACCAACCATCAATATTCGGTGGTTGGTATTTTTTTAATAAAAATAGGCGAAAGGATGAAAATGAAGGATGTGGAGGAATAGATCATGGAAAGATTAACACATAAAAGAGAGAACGGTATAAAGCGAGGGTACTGGTCCCCGAATAAGAAACAGGAGTTGGTAGATAGACTGGCGATGTATGAGGACAGGGAAGATGCTAAGGACACAAATGTCCTCAGCAAATGGATTCCGATAAGTGAGAGATTGCCGGAGGATGAAAGTTACATATTGGTATCATTCGAGAATGCATCAATGCCGGATATCGCAAGATATGAAGAAAATGATGAAGGCGGTACATTCTATCCGGGAGATGATGAAAAATCATATTCAAGCTATGGAATATTTGTCAATGCATGGATGCCATTGCCGGAACCATACAAGGAGGAACAATGAAGATAATAATATTCATCATTATCGCCTGCATGCTCTTTGTTGCCTGGAGTTTATGCATTGTAGGGGCAAGTGCAGATGAACAATTGGAAATGATATATGCCAAGGATTTGGAGAGAAAGGAGAATAGCATGGATAATACATATGCACCAACGGAAAATAAAGAACAGGAAAAGATAAAGGTAGAG